AGAAAGCTGAGCTAAAAGATCTATACTTTAATATTTATATGACTTATATAAACAGTCACACAACGTTAGAAGACATAGGACTAAAGTACAACATATCTAAACAAAGAGTATGGCAGATTGTACGATATTCTACACTGGGAGATGGTAATTACTACAAGGGTTTGAAATCTTACAACACCGCACATAAAAAGATGAAAGAAGTTTTTAGGGATCAAGGATCGTGGGCTGTAAATCAAGCTATGCGTAATTGGTTAGAATCAGAAGGGGTAAGGTTAATAAAAACAAAACATGGGTAAAATAAATTCTAGAAATAAAGGTGCTTCTTTTGAGCGTGATGTAGCTAAACGTATAAATAGTTTCTTTGAGGAAATAGGTTATGAATATAAAGTCAAACGTAATCTAGAACAGTATCAAGAAAAAGACTTGGGTGACTTAAACATACCTAATCACACTATTGAATGTAAACGATATGCTAATGGTAATTGGTATAAAGAAGATTGGTGGAAACAAGTATGTGATTCTTGCGGAGATACTATCCCAGTTCTGATATGGAAATATAATCATCAAGACATACGAGTGTGTGTTCCTCTGTGGTCTATGAGTTCAGAGTGGGGTAAAGATAATTCAATTACGATAGTCACTACATTTGATAACTGGTTAAATTATGAACTTGCCTATAATCTTTAGCATTATGCTTTTATCCTTAACGCTTTTATATAAAGTAGTACCTATGTTTAGTAATTATACGAAGACATTTTTAGAAAGGAGAAAAATATGGCACACGCTGTAGAAACGATGGCTTATGCTGGGGAGACCCCTTGGCATGGGCTAGGTGTACAGGTTGAAGATAACCTTACACCACAAGAGATGCTTGTTGCTGCTGGACTTGATTGGACAGTAAGTAAAAGGCATCTATTTACCCACGCTGACCCAGACGTAAACGCTAGTGATGATATCATTGGTGTAGAAAATTACTCTGTGTTAGTCCGTGATAGTGATAACAAGACCTTTGGTCCATGTGGTCCAAGGTTTATCCCTAGTCAAAACTCAGAGGCTTTTGAGTTTTTCAAAAAGTTTACTGACGCTGGGCACATGAAGATGGAGACTGCTGGCTCACTAAAAGGTGGCGAGCAGGTTTGGGGATTAGCTAACGTCAGTAAAGACTTTACGCTTCCTGGTGATGACCGTGTATTAGGTTACTTATTAGTTAGCGTATCTCATAAATGGGGTAAGTCTAATGAGATTAGGTTTACACCTATTAGAGTAGTCTGTAATAATACGTTGACCATGGCTTTGTCTAATAAAAGCACTGCTGGTTTTAAGATGCCTCACGTTAGAGCTCTTGATACTCAAGTGTTTGCGTCCGCAGAGCAGGCTCTAGGTTTGGCTGCTGATAAAATGACTGAGTTTAAAGAGTCAGCTGAGTTTTTAAGCTCTAAGAAGTTTAAGAAAGATTCAGTAGTTAATTACATTGCTGACCTGTTTCAACCTGAGTTACTCGTGGCTCAAGATGAGATAGAAAAAATGAGTAATGTCAAAGCTATCGCTACTCGTCAATCTATGGTTGATGAGTTTAAACGCATACCAGCTATGGTACATCAAGCGATTGAGGAGCAGCCAGGAGCTAACCTTAAATCATCTAAAGGTACGTGGTGGGGTGCTATGAACGCAGTAACCTTTGTAGTCGATCATAAGTGGGGTCACGACCGTGACGCTTCTTTACATAATGCTTGGTTTGGCGGTCGTGCTTCGTTGAAGCAGAAAGCTATGACTAAAGCTATTGAGTACGCTAACGCTGCATAATTGTATATGGAGCGGTGTTTTATAGCATCGCTCCTTTACACTATCTTAATCATACCTAAACTAAAGTAATGAAATTAACTGAATTAAAAGACGTAAAGGTTATCGCCTTTGTAAATAATACACCTAATGGTCCAGACTATAAAAGAGCTGTTATCACAACAGTGGGGGAAGTACATAAGATAAAAGGTGGCTCACCTTTGCTATATGACCCTGATAGATTTAGTGGTCGTACTTGGTTAAACGCAGAAAAACATTTTATGCTGTACAATATGTACAGTAAAAAGAAATTGAAAGAACACGCTAAACTTAATGGTGATAGACAAAAAATGTCTCATCAACTGTGGCAACTAATAAACCCTCATGCTGTCAAACCAGAAGCGAAAGATATGACTAGCGTGGTAGTAGAAACACCTGAGAAAGAACCAAAAGTAAAAAAGGTTGCTCCTGTAAAAACTGGCTCTGTGTTTAGTAATGAAAGTATTATTCAAGCCACAGGAAAAATAGCTAAGTCTGAGAAAAACGCAGCACGTCATAAACTGTATAAGAAAGTAAAAGTCAAAACATTATTAAGCAAGAACAGTATTAAACTTGCTGATATAAAGTATGATATTAAATCTGGATACGCTGAGGTGGTGGGCTAAATGCAGCCCCTTAGAGCGTTGATAATAAAAACCTATATATAGGTATAGCCTAGCTAAAAACAATTAAATGGAGCCTTAATGCAAACCCCTCCGTATTTGATTAAAAATTTTTTACTTACTATAAAAGCTGAGTGGATGCTTGATAAAACTACTCTAGAGTTAACTAAAGACTCTATGAAAAGTTTAAAAGAGTTTCAGTTAAGTGAGGGGCAGGGTGATGTAGATAACTTATTACAAGAATATGTAACACATCACGGTCATGATATTTATTCCGTGCCTTTGTTTACTCAAGAGTTTTGTGACACTATGCTAGATGAAATAGAAAACATGAAACAACATCTAGCCTTTGAACCTAATACAGAAGAAGATGAACTTAGGCAGATACCAGAAATAGTACTGCACGAAAAAGCACCAGAATTATTTAACTCGATGCTTGGCGTAGTTTTTAATGTCATGAATCCTATCTTCATGTCTATATGGCAACGTTACTGTAATGCTGCAGCAACTATACAGATTGCGAACTATAACGTAAAAGATAAAAAGCAAGGTGCGTGGCACCATGACCAGACTGCTGATATTAGTATGGTTGTACCGTTAAACACTGGAGATTATAAAGGCGGAGGAACTGAGTTTCATAATCGTACTACTGTAGAACCTTTACCTAGTGGTCACGCTTTATTTTTTCCTAGTTTTACACACATGCACCGTGGCTTACCAGTAGAGGAAGAGGGTGACCGTTATTTACTTGTGTTTTGGTTATACGGTGGAAGTAATGAATAATCCTTTACACTGACTTTAAAGTAAAGTAGAGTTTAATTTTAAATAAATAAAAGGTGATTAATGTTTAGTAAAGACTATAGAAAAGTTATATGGCAAGACATAGAACTTATAAATAAATTTGCAGAAAAGAACGGATACAACCGTCAAGTTGATTTAGGTAAACTTAAGAAAGAATTAAAAAAGGTAATAGAATCAATGGGTTACGATGACTTTGAATCTATATTTTTTGTAGCCAGTGCTATTTTATTACATCAGCATAAAGGTGGAGAAGAGTGTGAGCCACACATGAGAATTAGCATATTTCTACCAGAAGTGGGTTCAGCTATAATTGACTGTGACCTTGACCTATGGAGATCCTTAGAAACTATAGACGACAGTTTAGTACCAAACATACATTAATATATGAAAATATCCTCTTTTGAAAAAGGTGAACCTATACCTGAAATAATGCCACGTAATAATAAGTACAACCTACACCTTATGGAAGTAGGTCAGCACTTTACCGTAGAAGATTATTGGGACTCTGTAGCAGTACAAAAGCTCAGGGTTGCCATATCTAATTATGGTAAAAGAAATAATAAAAAGTTTGTCACTCGTAAAATAGAAGACGAAGGCGATTATAAACTACGTGTGTGGAGGGAGTTTTGAGTAAGAAGCTAACCCCTAAACAAGAAAAGTTTGCACAAAACGTAGCAAAGGGTATGAAGAAAAAAGACGCTGCAAGAGATGCTGGTTACAGTGAGAAAAATGCAGCACGTGCTGGCACTATGTTAGCTAGTGATAATAATCCTATAGTCAAAGATCGCATACATGAACTACAAACAAAAGCTGCAGATAAAGCTGAGCTCACGTTGGGTAACCATTTAGTAGACCTCAAAGAGATACGTGATGGGGCTATGCGTAATGGTGCGTGGTCTGCTGCGGTTACTGCCGAAGTGGCAAGAGGTAAAGCAGCAGGACTGTATGTAAATCGCAGTGAGCTTACTGTGAACAGAGTAGACAGTATGTCAAAAGAAGAAGTGCTAGAACGTATGCAGCAACTCTACTATGAAACAGGTGGCATCCTACCTCAAGGAAAGGTTATAGAGGGTGAGTACGAAGAACACTAACCCTTGCCTATCTTCCTAAACTTATACTTTACTTTCCTTTACTTCTAACCTATGCTTTAAGGGTTAAGTAATTAACTATGTGTGGCTAGGTGCTTGACCTAGGAAACGTAAGGATAAAATAGCGAGCTCTTTACCCTAGTCACACACTTTATGGGAGAATTTATGAAAGAGTTTGAATATTGTAACAGTGACACGTACGAAGAAAACTTTAATAGGTGGTACGTTATGAACTGTAAGGAAAAGAAAGACCATAACGAGGAGATATATTCTAAGAAAGAAGGTCTTGAAGTTTTTAGGAAAATGCATCGTGGTTCGTTAGCACATACTATACGGATCAATGCTAAGGGTTTACTAGAGGATGTTCTGGTTAAAGGTTAGGCAACCTGTCCCTCCTAAGCTGCGGTTTTCCAGGTGGCGTAATCTAGATAGAATGTGTGTGACGCTTCGGGCAGGTGCCCGTATGGGGGTTTATGCATATAAAGTTTTTGACCCATACGGTTTCATAATAAGACAAGCTAATTTTATCACTGGAAACTTTTATCATGACTGCTAGAGTCTGTGTGTACTGTGAGGATTTACTCCCCCCTGATAGACTCAAAAGACAGTACTGCTCAGACTGGTGTCATAAGCAAGAACAATATGCACGTAACAAAACTGAGTTAAGTGCTGGTTCAAGCTGGCGTGATGGCTTACTTAAAGTGGACGGCATGCAGGAGATGCGTGTTGACCCTGAGATACTGGCTCAAGCTGAACTTTACGCTGATTGTGCAGAGGAAGATAATAATGGATTTACTGCGTACATACAAGAAGACATGGAAGATTTACATATGTTACTGCGTAGTGAGTATGCACTAGCAGAAGCTCGATATGAGAAGAGAGCTAAAGCTAAATACAGCGGTAAGGGTTATTGGGAAGCTAAAGGTTTAAGAAACTACTTTAGGAAAAAAGCAGGTATACCAAAACTACAAAGTATTCGTTATCATAACTTTGAGCGTAAAATAGAACGCTGGCACCAAGTAAAACGTGGAGAGATCCCTAAGATCAAATCGATTACAGAAGCACAAGTAGAAGATCGAGGCTTCGTTACTATGACGCCACGTAAAACAAAGAGCGGTAAGTTAGTATCGGAAATATTAGATAACCTACATAAAAAGAAAGCTGCAAGCTAAGAACATACGCAAGTATGCTAAGGATCAGCTAACTTCTAGGGTAAGCTAAAACCCGTTATAAATATAAGGAGAAAAATATGCCAAATCATTGTTATAATATATTAACTATCGCATCACCTGACCGTGGTGACCTAGCTAAAATAAAAGAGCACCTTAAAGGTAAAGACAGCGATTTTGATTTTAATCAACTCGTACCTATACCTCCACAGGTACAGGATTTAAGCGTGCTACATATGGACGGTAAACAATATTATTACTCTCAAAAAGCGTGGGAGGATAGAAAGTTATCACCCGTAGCGTGGGAGGAGACTGAAAATATAGATTCTATTATGCCTACTATTGAGTGGATAAAGAAAAACCATATTGATGACTTCACTGTCCGTAGACTCAAGGGTGAGCATGGTAGTGCTTGGTGGTATGATTGGTGCGTTGAGCATTGGGGTACTAAATGGAACGCTTACGATGTTGAGCAAGGTATAAATAATAATACGCTGGTTTATCATTTTACTACTGCTTGGGCAGAGCCGAGACCTGTTATTAGTGCTTTGATGCAGTATCTATCTCAGCCTGGATTTGATCAGGACTTAGAGATGCGGTGGAGCTTTAAAGAAGAGTTGGAGCACTTTCAAGGTGTTATAACTTTGGATGATGAAGTTTAAAGTTATCACCTTTGATAATATACAAGAAGCTAAAACGTTCTTAGATGTGTACTTTCCTCACCGAGAAAAAGAAGGTGAGGGACTGTACTTAATTGATGGTAATCAAGCTATCGTTGTTAATGGTAAAAATGTACTTTTTATTTACCAATCATCCTAGTGATGGGTTTAGTTCTAAGTAAACTAGATAGGGTAAATTAATTATAGGAGAAATTATGTCAGGAAAAGTAAGTATCATCCATGATGATGAGTTAGTAAAAAGGTTGTTAAAAGAAATAGAAGAAGCTAAGGAGGAATCAAATGTCGACGAGAAGTAATATAGTTTTGCTCAGAGATAACGGTTCGTGTAGTGCTATTTATTGTCACTATGACGGTTACTTAGAGCATAATGGTAAAATGCTTTTAGATAATTATACCTCTACTCAAGATGTACGAGCGTTAGTTGCTTTAGGTGATATTAGGGCACTCAAGCCTACGCTTGATGAGATGGTTGAGGAAGAGTATAAGGAGCTACCTCAAAACTTTAGTACCCTCCGTGGTTACATGTCGCAGGTCGATACTCTCTTTATAGAGTTTATTTATTTGTGGAGCGAGGAGGATGAGTCATGGTGGGTGTCTACGAGTACGTCTAAGGAAGTAGGTGGTGCTTACTTAAATACTTTGTTTTATCACACAGACTTTAAACGTTTAGTAATCGATAAAGAAGGTAATGTAAAGGAAGACTACCACAACTTTATTGCAGGTCCTGGGAGATTAAAAGATGGTAGCCGAACCTCTTGCTCTTAGTAGGATAGTGAAGGTTATACAGTTACACAAGAGTCAATATAATGTAGGAGAAGAAGTGAAACATACATTCCATCAAGCAGTAGAATTATTTTATAAACGAGTGCCCGAGGACTATACGAGGATACCTATCGAGGAGCACTCTGATTTACGTATGGGTGGTTGGATTATTCGTGATGCTGATAATATGGTTATAGGTTGGGTAGGTCATCGTGGTGACGTATCCATATATAACTATGAAGACCGACCTCTAAAAAGATATACTGAATAACGTGATCATGTATTTACTTTACTTTACTTCTATATAATAATTATAGGCATAAGTTAGTAATTACATTAACTTTAAGAAAGGAGAAAAGGCTATGCCAAAATCTACTACAGCCAAAAAAGCTAGTCCTAAGGCGACTGCACCTAAGTCTAAATCAGCTAAACGACCTTTAGCAGATATAGCAGCCAGCACTACTAAAAAGGTAAACGCTGGTGGTCTTGACCTCAAAGCTGTCCTTAAAAATAATAAGGATAAAGTGGCGAGAGTACCCCATAATGCAGAGAGGCATTTATCCCTAGACGGTAAAACAGTTGAGGAAGCACTAGCTACCCGACTCGTTGATGCTCGTGATATTAAGTATGATATCAGCAAAGGGTTTATGCTTATTGCGTAACTATTATGCCCAGTGGCTTATGGTCACTGGGCTATTTAGGAGAAGATTATGGAAAAATTAACTGGAAGCCAATATAACTTCAAAATAGTTTTGAAGATAGAAACTAAGGACACAGACGTAGAGATTGAAGATGCTATTGAAACATTAAATCTAAGCGAAAGTGATTACTCAGGTATTTTAGAAAACCTTGATGAGTTTGTTATCAATAGAAGCTGGGAGAAAAACCCAAAGACGCAATACTCTTAGGAGAAGATTATGGAAAAATATTTTAATACACTAGATAGTATCTTGTTTACTTATGCCCATCTACCGTTGCGTACTATACGCAAAAAAATGCGTGAAGCCCTCAAAGATAGACATGATGTGGTTGGAGGCTGGCGATATATTATAGACTTATGGAAACAGGATAGGATTTATGGCTATGACTTCAATAGCTCAATACCCAAGCCGATTGTACATCCTGATACGTTTAGGAGGATATAGTGGACTTACTTATAACTTTGATCTATGTTCCGTGGTACTTGTTTCAAGCTTTAATCATTGTCGTAGGTTGGTATGGCTTTATCGTGATGGTTGGTAAAGTTATTAATGAATTACGTGAACGATGGTAGTGATCGCTAGGGTCTTACTTATACTTATAATATTAATTTTAATAAATATAGGAATAATATTATGAATCAAAAAGTAAAAAATGGTTGGTACTTACGCTTTAAAGAAAGTGTACAGGAAGATATACGGGAAGTTATTTCTCCAGGTGCCGAGCAAGACCGAGTGGTGAATATAATTAGTGATCTACTCACTGATTGTCACGGTGATTTGTGGTGGCACTTTGATGAGGATCACGGTTCTAGTGACGACATTGATGAGTCTTTACCTGAATTTAATACTGTGTATGATTCTTCGTGGCTCAACGACATTCCTGATAGTGGTTATAATATCATACAGTTAGGTTATAGTGATGTGTACGCTGGTGAATCTTTTAATCAAAGAGATATCTATATAGCCTTATCTATGAATGGTTGCTCATTAGCTAGTGCCCTTACCGAATACTTTAAGTTTACCATTCCCGTCATGGATCGTTACGCTTTGCTAGGTGTTAAAACTTTAGTGAACGTTATGACTAAGCCTAGTGATCGCTAGGCTCATAACTATACTTATATAGTAAGTTTAATAAATATAGGAAGAATGTTATGATTTGGTTTAAATTATCATTAGAAGAAAAATCTCTTGACGATAGCCAAGAACTAACTGAAATGGTTAGAGAAGTGTTATTTAACGAAGAGTGGACTTTGGCTCATGGCTATAAAGATTGTAAAGAAGTGTTATATACTGGTAGTCATGAAATTAATGAACAAAGTATTACGCTTGAAGATAACGTGTGGGAAAGTTACGAGGAGTGGGAGGTTGACCTCCTAGCTGAAGGTCAAGAGGAAGAGTTTATCTGCCTGCCCAACCATGAGCTCATAGTTATTACAAGTGTAGAAGATAAAAGGTATATTCAAGTTAAGGGTGAAGATCTCCCTGCCTTTTATGTTACTACTCCGTGCTAGTGATCAATAGCTTCATAGCTATAATTATCTAGTAAGTTTAATAAATATGGGAAGAAATTATGTCTAAATATACTGCTTTTAAGAACTATGTAGATTATGTAGAACCTGTGGTCGACACTATCCGTGAGCACCACAATGAGTTTTACGAACTGCGTTACTCATTAATTAATGCTGAAGATATCTTTGTAGAAAGTGTGGCTGATCGCCTATTAGGTTTTCGTCAAGGTATCTATGAGCCTTCATCCGCTGGCTATATACCTTGTATATATGCTCGTTATGGTGAGGAGAGTGGTGCAACTGTCGCTTTACAGCTCACCCCTGTGCAGTATGCCTTACTCACTAATAAAGTAAGTACTGCCATGTTTGGTAAAAACTCTCGTTGGAAAAAGGCTCATGATATTGAGCGTGTGGATGTTTTATACGGTGATAATCGTATTGTGTACGTAATTATGGAACACCAATACTTTCAAACTGTGAGTGGTTTTCATACTCGTATTACTACTAATTTGCTTCATACCCCTCTTGATTATGTAACCGAGAAGCTGGGTTTAAGTTATCTGGACAGTGAGCGAGATCCCTACTTATTTGATATATGCTTCGAGAGTGCCCTTGAAAGTAACCAAGTTTGAACATATCCTGAACGCTCTAGCGTGGCTCGTGGTACTTCTACCGTTCTGGGTTATGCTGTTTCTATATTACTTCTCACCAATTTTATAATTCTTTTTTCGTAAAATATCTCTGATTTGCTAATAAGGTAATAGGGTGTTCCCTGGAACCCTCTTGGTAGATCGCTTTTATTGGGTTATTGGCTAGGCTATTAGCGACCTATTGACTTGTGTAGGGTAATAGGTGTGTGGACTGTGGTTCTTGGTAATGTGATGGTACTAAAGTACAAGGTAACATAAAGCATGTGAAAGAGATTAAGGACGATGGTTTGTGGAACTGTAGACCTATATATAGAACTAACTTTCCATGAGCACACGGACAAAGGTAAAAAAGCTATGAGATATGGACTGTGAACTGTGGATTCTGGACTCCCAGCCAATAGCCAATAGTCCACGGTCATTATATCACGATCACAATGCAAGGTAATCAGAAAACCGTTGTGTGGATTATTGATGGTAATCTGAAAATCCGTTATGAATATGCATATTGCGATGGGAAGTGGACCATGGTCCATGATCACAGTGTGATCGCACAGCGACCACGGACGATTGATTAAATTTTGAACGATTATTTATTTTTAAAATTGCTAAAATAAAGCTTTACTTTAAACTTTACTTAAGATAATATGAGCCCTAGTTAAGTAATTACGCTTAACTTAATTAAAGGAAAATATTATGAAAACTACTACTAATAAAAAGCCCGAAGTTAAGGTTAACTTAGGCGGTTTAGACGGGGCTATGATTTATACAGCTACGGGTAAAGTAGCAAGGGCTAAGCATAACGCCGAAAGGCATTTAGCCCTTAACGGTAAAACAGTTACCGAGGCTTTAGCTACTAGGTTAGTAAACGCCCAAGATATTAAGTACGACTTAGCTAGGGGTTTTATAACCCTAGAGGCTAAGTAGCTTAATTAAAAATTAAGGGTAGCTTAAATTAGCTACCCTTTTTTTACGCCTACGTTTGAGCCGACCAGGAACCGTGATTTTTATACCCCCCGCCCCCCTTATACGATAACGATTATATATAAGGCTACAGGCTGAGTTTTTCAGATACACTGGAATAAGATTTTACTTTTAACCGAACCTAGACTAGACTATATACACAGATAACAGTGTTTAAAAAATTTTTTGCAAAATTTTTATGGCTACAGAACTTAGGGCAACACCAGGAGAACAAGAGATCTTACCTTATGATCCTTCTCCGTTAGAAAAACAACGACAAGGTATAGCTTCTTTATTGCGTAGATTAGGGTACGACAATTACCGTGCTCAACAGCTAGCAGAAAACACCACATTCCTATCAGAATTTATTCCAGGCTTTGGCGATGTACAAGGTATGAGAGAAGGTAAATACATATTTGATGAAGGCGACCGTGTTCTAGGTGCTGGTATCATGGGGTTAAGTGCACTACCGTTTATACCAGTAGCACGTATGGTCAAAAACTTACGAAACAAAGGCGACCTTAACGTAACCCCAACCCAAGCCTTTAGAACTAGAACTGGTGAATCTGCATTAGAGCAAGCATCAGACGCTACATATAGTCCATCATACAGCACTCAAACAGGGCAACTGGATATGGGCTTACAAGAAGCAGCAACTGTAGGTAGACCCAACGTAGAAACTTTATTAGAACGTGAAGTAGTTAAGTTTGCATCAGATACAGCTTCTGATCTTAACAAAGCATACCCTGTAGAAAACATACTCAAACAGATTGAATCAAAAGTACCTGATGCTGCTAAAGGTGGCTTTCAAAGACAGGTAGATGAGTTTGTTCCTCCAGAACTTATGAAGACTAAAGCCACCCTTCAAGAAGTGTTAGACAACATAGGTAAAAATAAACCAACAATAAAAGAGATGGAGTCTCAATACGATATTGGAGATGTCGGTGCTAGTATGGGTGCTCGATATTCTCAATATCTACCTAACATACCTAAATCAGACACACCAGCAAGAACACTGCCAGAAGCTATGGATACTGCTCCTATATTAAATTACACAGAACGTAGTTTCGCTATAGACTCTCCAAAGTACGATATAATCCCAGGTTCAGGAAGAGGACACGGTGAAGTTAGTACAGGGTTATTACCTGAATTTACTAGATTGTCTTTTGACCCCAACACTAAAAACCGTATATTTACTACACGTTCTGCACTATATGAGCAAGGCGGTAAAAAAATATTAGTAGGTGCAGAAGGTCAATCAGGTCTTTATGGAATGGGTACATCATCTAGAAAAGCATTAGAAGAGATGAACAAAGTAACAGCTATAGATGAAGACCTGTTAGAATCTATAATATTTGATAATAAAATCGATGATGTAGCAGGATATTTAGACAACCCACGTGAGATAAATTTGATAAATCATCAACAAGGCACTTACGAGCAGAATGTGCTCCCTACAGGCTTACCAACCCGAAAACAATTTGAAGAATCTTTAGAAGCTACTGGTTCTAACCTTGAAAAATTTGGTGATAAAGTTCAAGAGATGAAAGATTATGTAAACACACGAGCAGAAAGAATCTTAGCAGATCCACAAAGTCGGACAGAAAGTCAGTATGGAGAAACATTTGAACAAGCCATGAATTTAGCAGTAGATGATGCCAGAGTTAGATATATCCCCCAACTCACTGATATGTTGGGGGATATACCCACTTCAAGTGCTCCAAAATTTACAGAACCTCCAATGTTTAAAGATTGGTTCCCCATGCATATGAAAACTGTATTAAACGAAGGAGTAGAAAAAGGTGCGGACGTAGTACGTTTTCCTATTAATGATTACGCTCTAGCTAAACAAACAGGTCAAAACTTAGTACCAGCACGTGCAAGAGATTTTACAGACGAGTATGACACACTTACACCAGAATTAACTGTTGAAGGAACATCTTATTTACCAGACAACACAGCTAAAGCTCTAGCTAAAGGTTATAAAAAACGCACGGAGGAAGGAATCAAACGTATAGAAGGTGAATATGGAATCAAGTTAAACGCTCAAAAAGTAGAAGACGAAAACCTCAACGAGTTTTTAGAAATAGAAATGACACCAGAACTAAAAGAAATATTTAAGACTTTAGTTTTTAACCGTGGTGGTGCTGTCCGTAAGCCACTCATGCCTCTTAAGTATTAGATCGCTACATGACGAATCGACCCGAGCTTGAACAACTGCCAGAGGAAGTTCTAAAAGAACACCTAGAACTATCAGAAAGGTTACAAGAACTAGAGCGTGTAGAAGAAGCTCAATCTAAGTTTTTATCTTTTGTTAAAACCCAGTGGCCATCGTTCGTGGAAGGTGCTCATCATAAAAAGATGGCAGAAGCCTTTGACCGTATAGCTGACGGTAAAATAAAAAGACTCATCATAAATATGCCACCAAGGCACACAAAGTCTGAGTTCGCTTCACATTACTTTCCTGCATATTTAGTAGGTCGTAACCCATCACTCAAGATACTACAAGCAACACACACGGCAGACCTTGCTGTAAAATTTGGTAGAAAGATTCGTGACCTTATGTTAATGGAAGATTACGAAAAAATATTCGACAACGTAAACATAAACCCAGATAGCAAGGCAGCAGGTAAATGGGAAACACAAGATAAACGTAACCCTAAACTCAAAGGTGAATATTATGCAGCTGGTGTGGGCGGTGCGTTAGCTGGACGTGGTGCGGACTTATTTATTATTGATGACCCTCACTCAGAGCAAGATGCCCTTAACCCAAAGTCCATGGACGATGTGTATGAGTGGTATACCAGTGGACCAAGACAACGTCTTCAACCTGGAGGTAGCATCGTCATAGTGATGACGCGGTGGAACGTAAACGATTTAACAGGTAGATTACTCAAAGATGCGGCACGAGACCCTAAAGCAGATCAATGGGAACTCATAGAACTTCCTGCTATATTACCCAGCGGTAAACCACTGTGGCCAGAATACTGGACCATAGAAGAAATGGAAAGTGTCAAAGCTTCATTAAGGGGTGGACCAAAGTGGCACGCACAATATATGCAGAACCCTACATCAGAAGAAGGTGCACTTATAAAAAGGGAGTGGTGGCAAGAATGGCCATACGACAAGCCTCCTCAATGTGATTATATTATTCAAAGTTATGATACTGCATTTTTAAAATCAGAGCTTGCGGATTACTCAGCCATTACAACATGGGGTGTGTTTTACCCAGAAGGTCGTTTAGGTGGTGAAGAAATATATAACGGCGATGCTCCGCACATCATATTATTAGATGTAGTAAAAGGTAAGTACAACTTCCCTGAACTTAAAGGTCAAGCGTTTAAGCAATACGAACACTGGGAACCAGACGTAGTTATCATAGAAGGTAAAGCAAGTGGTATGCCCCTCACGCAAGAACTGCGAAACGTAGGTATACCTGTACAAAACTACACACCATCAAAAGGCAACGACAAAGTAGCAAGAGTCAATGCCTGTGCACCATTATTCGAGTCTGGCATGGTTTGGTATCCTGACACTAACTGGGCAAAAGATGTAATAGAAGAATGTGCAGCTTTCCCAGCAGGTGACCACGACGATTTAGTAGACTCAACTACACAAGCATTAATGAGATTTAGGCAAGGTGGCTTTGTACAACTACCAAGTGATTACGAAGAAGAAGTTTTATATCGGAAGAAAATAAGTTATTATTGATCAAAGGCGGAGGAAAAAATATGTCGCACTACACAAAAGACTTAAATGAAGTTATCAAAGGTTTGAAAAAAGCAAGTAGACTTCATGCAGCACAGGCGAAAAAACTCGAGAAGATAAACAAAGATCAAAAGAGTAGATATAAAAAACCTGTCAAAAAGAAAAAAGTAGCTAAGAGAAAATAATGGCAATCGAAGCACAAAGATATCCTAAACGAGACAACCCCATAACTCAAGAAGCAGAATTAATTGTAGAACTTGAAGACAACACCGATGACGAAGGTGTAGAGTTTCAAGTAGGGGCTAACGGTCAGATGCTTCCTATGACTGATACGGAAGCTCTAGAAACAGAACATAACTCTAACCTAGCTACAGTTTTAGACCCCAGTTCTCTTAGTGAGATATCAGGTGAATTAATCGCAGCTTTTGAAGAAGATAAAGAATCACGTGATGAATGGTTACAAACCTTTTCTGATGGTTTAGATTTATTAGGTATAAAATCAGAAGAACGTGATATGCCTTTCCCAGGAGCAAGTGGAGTAACACACCCACTACTCTCAGAAGCAGCCACACAGTTTCAGGCACAAGCCTATAAAGAGTTGCTGCCAGCCAATGGTCCCGTAAATACCAAAGTGGTAGGACTTGACACTCCCGAGATAGCAAAACAAAGCAAACGTGTCAAGGATTTTATGAACTACCAAATAACAGAGGTTATGGAAGAGTATGATCCAGATATGGATAGTCTGTTATTTTACCTACCGCTGGCTGGTAGCGCATTTAAAAAAGTATATTTTGATTCATTACTAGGTAGAGCGACCTCTGCTTTTGTAAAAGCTGAAAACTTAGTCGTAAGTTATGACACAACTAACCTAGAAACATCTCCCAGAATCACACACGTCATCACAATGACAGGTAATGACATCAGAAAAATGCAATTAAGTGGTGTTTACCGTGATTTTGATATAGGATCACCAGGAGAAATGAGTTATGACGAAGCTAAAGACAAGATCGACGAGCTTCAAGGCATCAGTAAACCCACCAGCGACTATAATGAGTACACATTATTAGAGGTTCACGTTGATTTAGAGCTAGAAGGCATTGATGAATATGAGTTTGGAGTGCCTTATATCGTAACTTTGCTTGAAGATTCAGGAGAAATACTCTCAATAAGGAGAAACTGGGGCATAAATGACGAATTATTCCGTAAAAAAGAGTATTTTGTACACTATAAGTTCCTTCCAGGACTAGGATTTTACGGTTTCGGCTTAATTCACATGATTGGAGGGCTAACTAAGTCCGCAACTTCTATTTTAAGACAATTAATTGACGCTGGAACGCTGAGTAATCTCCCTGCAGGCTTCAAAGCACGTGGTATGCGTGTACAAGGCGAAGATGAACCACTCAGACCTGGAGAATTTAGGGATGTTGATGTTCCAGGAGGCACAATACGTGATGCATTAATGCCTTTACCGTATAAAGAGCCAAGTAATGTACTAAATCAACTATTAGGCATACTTATAGACTCTGGTAGAAGGTTTGCAAGCATAGCAGACATGCAAGTTGGTGATATAGGTAGTCAACAATTACCTGTAGGCACAACTGTAGCCATGTTAGAGCGTGGTACAAAAGTTATGTCAGCTATACATAAACGTTTACACTTTGCTCAAAAGAAAGAATTTAGATTACTGGCTGGAGTTTTCTCTAGATCACTACCCCCATCGTATCCCTATGCGGTGGAAGGCGCACCCTCTGATATCAAACAGTCAGACTTTGATGATCGTGTAGATATTATTCCAGTCAGTGATCCTAATATATTTAGTATGGCTCAACGTGTGATGTTAGCTCAACAAGAACTACAGATGGCACAAGCTGCACCACAAATACATAATCTACGTGAAGCATACAAAAGAATGTACGAAGCCCTAGAAGTAAAAAACATAGATCTACTTTTACCTCCGCAAGAAGAAGTACCGCCTAGAGATCCAGTCAGTGAACAACAAGCAGCAATCTTAGGACAACCTATAAAAGCTTTTGAGTTTCAAAACCATGATGCATACATAACTGCACATACAGCTTTTTTACAAAACCCTATGATGCAGCAGAACCCTGTAGCACTACAAACTATACAGGCGAATATACAAGAACACACTTCTATGGTTTATAAACAACAGATCGAACAAGCACTAGGTCAACAACTTCCACCGCTTGAACAAATACAAGATCCACAAGTTATGAACGAAATAGCACTTGCTGCTGCTAATGCTACTCAGCAAGTAACTGGACAACAACAAGCTTTACTACAAGCACAACAAGCTGCCCAGATGGATCCTATAGTTTCACTTAAACGTGAAGAGATAGCACAAAGAGCTCAGTCTGATGCTTTACGAAGTCAGGTAGATTTAGCTAAAATAGAATCACAAGAAGCTATAGCAGAAATGAAGGTGGCTCAGGATAGAGAAGAAGCTTTACTAAGGGCTCAAAATGACAATAATAAAACTTATGGTCAGATATTAAAAGATGTCAGATCAGCAGATACAAACACAAAAGGTACTTAAATGAAAGATACAACTAAATATAAAGAAGTTAATTTTCCTGCCCCTAAAAAGATAGACTTATCAAAAGTTGTCAAAGGACCAGTAGTCTTAACTAAAACTAATAGCGATATTTTTGGTCAAGGTCAGAAAACTGTTCAAGGTAAAGGAGCAGCAACTAGAGGCACTAAATTCAACTCTAGCCCTAGCGGAGTTAGGTAGTGTCCAAGAAAAGACCTGGACTCTGGGCAAACATTCACGCTAAAAGAAAGCGTGGAGAAAAAATGCGTAAGAAGGGTGACAAAGGTGCACCAACAGAAGCTCAGATGAAGCAAGCTCGAGGCATGCAAACAGGTGGCGTATTTATGAAATCAAAACACAGAGGATGTGGAGCAGTCATGCCTAACCGTAGGAAAACCACTAAATACTCATGAGTAAAACACCTGACGAGTTTGTATACAGAGCAACACTAGATAGAGTCGTAGACGGAGATACTTTTGACTGTGTACTAGATCTCGGGTTTGATGTCAAACTACACAAACAAAGAGTCAGACTAGCTGGTATAGATACACCAGAATCAAGAACAAGAAACCTAGCAGAAAAAGCACTAGGTTTAAAAGCCAAAGAGAGGCTAAAAGAACTCTGCACTGGAACCTTCAAAGTGAAATCACTAGGTAAGGGGAAATATGGCAGAATACTGGGCGTCCCATATACAGTAGACGGTGAAGATGTATGTCAAAAACTTATATCGGAAGGGCATGCTGTAGAATATTGGGGCGGAACTAAAACTAAAAAATGGGGTTAATACCATGGCAATGAAAAGAAGCAAAATGGCTGTGAAGCGTAGAATGTCAAAAGGTGGCATGAAGCGTAGAATGTCAAAGGGTGGAGCTAAGAGAAAAACCACTAGAAGAAAGAAAAAGTAAGTGGCGCATCTCATCAGTAATATCCCACATTTTAAATGTTGGGTAAGAAGAGAGTTTACACATAACCACGAAAAGTACCACGGAGAATATCTTCACGCACTCGCTATAGCAGTTAACACGATACCTGATAGATCATTAAGTTTTCAAGTAGTGTTCACAGGAGAAGAGTCTAAATGCGAAGACTGGGATGAAGGAAATATACACGGTGGGGCGATGTGGGCAAGGATGCCAATACAGGCTCTTGTTGCTGATATCCCTAGTGAAGAATATCCAGTTCCTATGGAAGATCATTTAGTTCAACCTTGGGACTGTGAATCAAGAGATCACTCTGTCGTGGTTATGGACAGAGTATCTTCTTCACCGTGGCTTTGCAAAATTGATGGAAACTTTTATAATGGTAAATATATGTTTACTGTTGACTACACTGGTAATGATATAGCTGATGATTCAGCTCAACACAAACAGTCTCATGTGTTATATATTACAGAAGACTGTGAGTGGCAAGGTAACTTTGTAGCATTACCTAACAATAGAGTGAGGGCTACAAGCCCAGCACTGTGGGAAACTGGAGCAGGAGCACCAGATTTTAGACCATCTCAGTGGACACATTCAGCAGAAGGACATGTAAGTTATATGGATCCGTTAGTAACATTTAATAATTTGTATGAAGAGGAAGTTCCCAAAGGTAGCAAAAAGTAAAAAAGGAGTGCCTAGAGCATACCTTAAAGGTGCTAAGAACCCTAAAGCTAGGGAGAGGGAAATACTCAAAACTAGAAAGAAGTATCTTTCTGGTAAAATGACTAAGAAGGATTATGAAGCTGTAGAAAAGTCTAGAGCTAAAGATAAAAAGAAACCAGCAACTAAGAAAAGAAAAGTTGTAAGGAGGAAAAAGAAATAATGGGAACACCAGCTTGCGTAAAGAAGTATGCTAAGAGTAGTGGTAAATCAGAGTCTACACTTAACAAAGTATATAAAAGAGGTCAAGGTGCGTACTTTAGTTCAGGATCTCGTCCAGGACAAAGCTCACATAGTTGGGGCTGTGGTCGTGTAAGAAGTTTTGCTACAGGTAAAGGCGGAGCAAGAAAAGCAGATAAAGATTTATTAAAGGGAGGCAAAAAGAAAAAGAAAATGGCTAAAGGTGGAGAAAATAAAGGTGGCTTTCCTGATCTTAGCGGAGATGGTAAAATCACACAAAAAGATGTATTAATAGGCAAAGGTGTCATACCTAAACCAATGGTAGCAGGTGGTGCTGTTTCAAGAGGGTGTGGTGCTGTCATGAACAGTAAAAAGAGAAAAACTAAATATTTTTAAAATGCCTAGAAAGAAACGTGATCCTAAAAAAGGTACAGGTAAAAAGCCTAAAGGTAGCGGAAGACGTTTATACACAGATGAGAACCCAAAAGACAC